TGAGCCCTTCTGTGGAGGGTTTCGCCATGAGCGCCAACGTCAAGCCGCTGTTCCCCCCGGATGCCCTGTGTAGCGTCTCAGCGAGCCGTGGAGGCGTTACGCTGACGATTGAGGGGCAGATGACTGTAGCCACCGCCAATAGGCTCCTGGCCCGCTGGGCGATTGCCGAGGGATGGCACTTTCGAGAGCACTTTTGGGAGGTTTGGAGGCCGGTGGATCCGAGGGGCTAGGGCTCCGGATGAACGAACGATGGCTCATGGTAGTACGTCTCGTCCCCTGGCATCTTGGCGAGCTTGTAGGTTTTGAGCTTTAGCTTTTCGAGCTTCGCCTGCCGCTTCGCCCAATGTGAATCCGACTCGTTCGGCCACCGCTTGAGAGCCACGGCATAGTTGAGTCGCTCATGATCATGGATGGTGACGGGGATCTGTCCGATCTCTTCCCCAACACCACCGCAATGCGTGGCTACGTGGCTAATGGTCCTTCTCCTTAATGCTCGGTGGCTTCGTAGATACCCTTCGCGACCAACTGCGCCTTCAGGGCGTTGTGGTCGTATTGAACGATCTCGAGCTTGGCTCGCGTCGTCTGTGCTTGGGCGTCCATCGCTGCCGTGTACGCCCTAATCTCGCCCTGCAACGCCTGCGCCTGACTGACGGCATCCGATGATCTGACCAGTGCCCATGTGCCCAGAGAGACGCCGAAGATCAACCCGAGGGCCGCGATGATGATGCAAAGGACTATCAGCCATTTTTCGCTGAAGCCGTACTGGATGACCTGCGCCGAATAGGGCGACGTTCTGGCATCCACCGAATACGGCGAGTCTTGCCGCATCGACGGAGCGTCAGTCACTGACCCTGCTGTAGCATCCTCAGCGCTTCCTGCATCATCGCGATAACCGCGTTCTGCACCGCGTCGATCGCGCTCCCGTCCGAGATCTGGGCTTGAAGCCCGATCATCATGTTCAGCATCCACACCTGTGCTCCGATGATTGTCACGAGGAACAGCGTCACTAACGAAGCCGCGACCCACCAGACTATTTTGTTGGACCCGTTATGCTCGGTGCGGGTCATGATATATCTGGGCTGACCGTAGGGCAGATGGTAAGGGTCGTGCTCGTCAGTAGACATGTAATCCTTCCGGCCCAGTCGCCTCAAGTGATATCGAGCCCACGCCTGCACATACCAGTTGGACAGACGCCCCCTTTGTTTCTCAGCCAGCATAGAACAGCTAACTACATACTACGCAGTTTTCAGCGTGTCCAACAGCCTCGCTTCGATCAGCATTTTTCTCTGTTTGAGGTAGTCGCGCCGGTCGGTTTCTTCCGGCGTCAAGCTCCTGTTTTCCTCGATGCCGCGAAGGAGCCGTATGTCCAGTTCCAGTAGCTTGAGCTCGGTCTCCAGCTTCCCGACCTCTTGCTCTGCCGCGAGAAGCTCATGAGCATCCGCAGCCTCAGAAGCTTTCTCGAAGTACGCTATCCCGCCCGCGATCATGGCGACCAAGGTCCCGACTTCGATGATTGTCTTGACGTTCATTGCCCGTTGATCCCCCCCTTGGTCATCCGCAGATTCAGCCCCGTGATCCGATCGTGAAGCGCCGCGGTATCGTGCCTACGCCGTTCTTCGACGGCTTTGATGTCTTCGTGGTTGCGATCGGTATCCCGCCTCACGTACTTCAGCTCTGTCTTGACGGCAAGCCATGCTCCACCTGCCGCAAAGGCTGCGGATAGCAGGGCGATGCCGATATTGACGAGGAGCTGTACATCCATTTCACTTGGCAGATCCTGCTATGCAGATTTATTGGCCGGCGCGAAGTAGGTCCCAATCGCCGCGCCCAACCAAACTGCCGCTTGATCGGCAACCCCTGGTGTGATCACGCCCGCGAGAAACGGGAATCGAATTACGACGATCATCCCGAGACCGCCGACGATCGCTCCGATAGCCTTGCTGTACTTACCCATGCTGATAACCTCCGGTTGCTCTACTGTTGAAATCTCGCCCCTGCGTGCAGCTCGTTTGGCGGCACGCTTGTCCTTTCGTCGTTGCTTGGCTTCGGGACTGAACGGGCGCTTCTCGATCCATTTAAGTGCGATTCTGGATACGAGCTCGAGAGTTGCGCTCACGGCTGGTACTGCCGTATCTCAAGCTCGAACTCATTGCGCCCGTAGTGCTCCATGAACAGCGCGAACGCGGTCCCGGAATCCAAGCCAGCCCATATACCCTTGAGCGTCCCGAGACGGCTTGTAACCGCGATGCAGCCTGCCAAGTCGTGCATGACATTGCCCTTGTGGAACAGGATGTACGTGCGCCCTGGCACGTCACAGACCTCGACAGCCGGATAACCGCCGCGGTTGTAGCGGCGTGGCTTGCAGGTGTAGGTGCCCAGCGGGATGCAGCTCACAGACGGCTTGTTGTCCAACCAGGGTCTCTCGACTGTGTAGAGCCGTTGGCCATCTACCGTGATCTCGCCAAAGCACCCGAACTCAGTCCAGGCGAAGCGGGTTAGAACTAGGCTCACGTCAACCCGTAGTTCAGTTCGTTATTGATGATCCGTTTCGTGCCCGAAGCGGTCCACGTCGTTTCGGTGGGGCCGTATTGCAATGTGATCGTGCCACTGGTTTGGATCAGCGCAGAGACCTGGTTGAAGATGCTGTTATCCGCCCCCTGAATGATGCAGCGCCGCTCTCTCGCCGGCCGAATGGACGCAGGCATCCCTGTGAGCGTGGCGCTGGTGGCATCGCTCGTACCTTGTAAGTCTGGAACGTACAGATTGACCTTATCCCGATGCCGCTCCCATCTCGCCGTACCCGTCACCGAACTATCAACCCCGGTTAGGGTGACGGTGTAGGTCCCAGACTCGTATTCCTCCTGAATCGTTCCAGAGGTGTTAGTCCAAAACGTCGAGCCGTCCGTCGTCTGATTGATGACATCGACGAAGAAGTTTCGGGCGTAGGTGTAGGGGCCAAACTCAGTCCCAATCTTGGTCGTGAAGTGCCGACCCGCCGTACCGGTCATCGCTATGATGTTGCACAGATTGTCCTTGACCGTGCAGCGGATGTTGTTCTTCATCTCCAGCGCAACAATGTCACCGCCCCCGGTGTAGTCGCTGGTGATCTCATGCCCCAAGTTATTTGAGAACTCGGTGCAGGTATTGCCGTTCAAGTGCCATACAGATCCGTTGTGGACCTCACACCCGTTGCCTGTGACGGTTCCACCCAGACAAGACTTGATCTCATAGGCCAGACAAATTTCTGTGGTGCCGACCTTCCACGTTCCACCCCCGGCATCGCAGGCGTTGTTGTTAAAGTGGCTGTAGTGCGCCGACCAGTAATAACCGGCGAATCGCGCATGGGCAACGAAGTTGTTGCGCATGTTGGTGGACGTTGCGAAGTCTTGGTAGAACCCACGCTGCACATTGGCAGCGACGTTGCTGCTGACCTCTGAGTAGATCGACGACAAAGCGCCCCAAAAGAATCCAACCTCGACGTATTGAGCGAGACAGTTTTGCACTCGCCCGTTCGCCATGCCGCCGAAGAAAAACCCATACTCGACAGCGGTATCGTTCGGACTAGACGTGTCCCCCTGGACTTGAATGTTCTTGCACGTCCCCGACCAAACGGTAGACGCGCCTTCGATGAAGTGAAGCACACAGATCGGAAAGCCGACGGTTGCGCTGTCCCAAAACCGCACGGTCGCATCAGTCACGGATGAAGCGGTGTTGGTGGTTTTCTTGAGGATCGCGCTGTATTCGTCCTCGCCCAGAATATGCACACCGGCAGGAACGATGATCGGAGCGTTGGTGCTGTAGGTTCCAGAGGCGATGTAGACCGTTCCGCCTCCTGCGGCTTCCGCGACATCGCAAGCGTCTTGCAGCGCGGTGGAATTGGCGGTCGCAGTCCCCGTGGTGCTCAGCCCGTAGCGGCGTGCGTCGAAGAACGGAGCGCCGGCCGCGTAGGCATAGTTGACCGGTGTCACGCTTGCGGCGATCTCTTCGTCGGTTTGAGGGTGTAGGTACTCCCCGATGATGGCTTGCGATAGCAACTGATCGTTCACCGGGTCTACGGTGTAGATCAGCACATCACTGGCGTCGGTCAGCGTGAGTTTGTAGGTCACATCAGGATCTAGGTAGATCGGCGCAAAGACGCCATTCGCATCGGCCACGACCGGATTGGTGTGCGCTGTATCCAGTGCGCTGGTCGTGAAAACGTCGGTGAGATCAACCGTGCCGGTCACGTAGAAAGTCGCTTTGGCACCAGGCACCAGGCGCAAGGCTTCCGTGGCAGAAACGTTGACTTGCTTCGGCAGGGTGAAGATTTGGTGAGCCATCAGAGGTGATAAGTCACGGACCAGCCTATCGGCAGCCCTTTGCTTCCGGAGCCCGTGAAGTTGGACGTAGCTGGGAATACGCCGGCCGGAGTAGCCGATGCCCAAGCGATTCGCAGGATCACGGTGCCGCTACCGCTTGAAAAAATGCACTGACCCTGAAATTCGTTCCCGTTGTCTAGGACTGGACAATACGCGCGCCTTGTCCCGGTGGTTTGAATCGCAGCCGGCAATCCTGTGAAGGCGAGGGAGGTTGCGTTTGATGTGCCTGTAAACGACGAAGATGCGTACAAATGCACAAGCCCGCCGATCCTGATGTAGTTGATCGTCCCAGAACCTGATACGACACCTGTGAGCGTTGCGGTGAATGAGCCGGAATCTGAGTAGACCGCAGGCGCTAGAAGTTGGATTGAATCGGCAACGTTCAGCGTGCGATCGACCGCAAGCACATCGACCCACGATGACAAAGCGTCGTTGCCGACTTGCAGCAAAAGCTGCTCACCGCTCGCAATCCAACGCCAGTTGCCATTATTGGCTGACGCATCATTTTCGGTGAGCAGGTAGTACGGCGCTGCACCTTCTATGGCGAAACTATCAAGAGCCGAGCTGACGCCGCTCGGCACGTTGTCGTCTTGCCGAATTTGCACGTCTGATGCGTCGGTCCATCTGATTCGGTATAACCCATTGGCTGGGTCCAAATAGATAGGCGCAAACGACCCTTCGGCATCAGAGACCACCGGATGCGCGTGCGGTGTGACTAAATCTGGCGCTGTGTAGGTCGCGGCAGCCGTGGTGGTTCCGCTCAAAAAGGCGTAGATCTTCCCTCCCGGCACGACAGCCCCATCGTTTAGGGGGGCGATGCGGGGGAAAGAAAGTAACGTGCCTGCCATCTGTGATGGATTTCCTTGTGAAAGCGGAAGGGTTCGGCTAGATTCGGGCCGTGAATCGGATACACCAATGGCTCAACACAGCCCTCCTGTTGGTCGCGATTGCCTTACTTGCAATCGACTACCTGCCAGAACGGCATCACGCTTGGGAATTAGATCCCCTCGTCAATGCTACCGACGAAGCGACATGCCTAAGAGAATTCGCGGACATCCCGGCGAAGTATTGCCGGGTATCTGCCAATTACGACACGATTGCTCGCGAACTCGGATGCCTGCGTGACTTAATCGAAAATACCTGGAACTGCCCAGATGAAGTCAGGCGGGCGGCGCTAGCCGAATTATCACGCCGAGGCCGCTAACGTAGAGCGTTACGCTCCTCTTCCTCTGGATACAACGCATTAGCCACTGGCGGCAGATAGCGAAGCTGCCGTAGAGCGTTGCGGCGTGTTCCGGCGCGCTGTGCGGCTTGCGTTGATCGCAGTGCGTTCCCGATCGGCGTCTCTTGCGCGACCGCAACCTCACGCCCAGCGCGGCCCATATCCCTAATCTGCGATCCGGCGCGAACTGCCCCTGTCACGGTATCGCCAAGAAACGGCACCTTAGACAACGTGCGCTCTAAGAACGCTATGGCGTTGGCGAACGTCGGGGAGCCCTTGAAGCCTGTCGGCGGCTCGGTCTTCACGATCCGCGTCGCTTCCATGATCTTGTCGAGCTGAGCTACCGTGCCTGGGCCAAAAAGCTCCTCAAGCTTTGCGGGCCCAACTGCCTTTAGCGCCCGCTCCAGGGCGGCAGGCGTGACGTTGGGCGAGCCGTCCTCGAACCGAGTGACTGATCGCGTGGCCTGGTTGTAGATCTCCTGCAACGTCTGGGCTCGCAGGTCTCGCCATGCCTGCCGCCCCGCCGTCCGAGTAGCGCCATCTCCCCCGGTCAACAGAGTGCGTTTAACGGCCCGCAGTTCATCGATGGACCCACCAACCACGGTACGGCGCCAAGTGTCCTCTAGAGCCGTTGCGCGGTCTGTGCGGGATCTGTTTTCGACAAGCCTAGCAACCCCTCCTTGTTCCTCGAACTCCATTGCTTGAGCGCGTCTCGCTGCACGGGCAGACTGGTAGGCAGTCCCGCCGGCGCCTTCTGTGGCTTGATCAATCGCGCTAATGACTTTGCCTGCGTAGTACCCCTCAGTCCCACCGTCCATCGCGCGGGCCACGGCCGCTTGTCGCAGATCCTCTAGCTCCTTGAGCGTGACCGAATTGCGATCAGGGATCGGGCCGGGTTCCTTATTGTTTACGGCACGACTTTCAAGCCGGCCTCTTACTTGATCTAGCCACGTTCCGACCCAGCCTAAATGAGTCAAGTCCGGGGAATTCTCCAGCACAGCCCGAACAGGCAGAGCAGATACGCGGCCTTGCAGGTCTCCTGCCTGCTCAGCCTCTCTATAAAGCCGCGACACCTCCCGGCGTTGCAATTCCAGCTTGCCCCTGGCCGCGCCCTGCACAGATTCACCAACGGCTTCTGGTGAGGCTGCGTTACCACGCGATCGCCCCTGGAGAATTTGCAGGTTCTCCAAAATAGCCCGGTTCTGTGATTGGTAGATCTGGCGGATCGGCTTGCCTCTTTCAGTAGCCGATACGTTGCCCTCGTTGCGAAGCTGCACCGGATCGCGGGTAAGCTGTCCGCGAGTCGCGGGCAGAGGTGCAGGGAGCGATTCAATCAGAACTTGGCGCTCAAGCGCGGCCGGATCAAGGTTGTCGAGTGTCCTGGAATCCTTCGCTATCGCAGTGAGCTGGGTTTTTAGCGCTTGCGGGATCGCGTTCCAATCAAGAGTTGTTTTCTGCGAAACGTAGTCACGAGCTCGTGCCATCTCTGGCGCTTCTGATATGTACGGCTCCGCTCGCGGGCGGGCTGCTGTCGCTCGAGCGCCACGCGTTCTACCCATCCCTACCAAGGGCAACACGCCTATACCGGCCTTTATCAGATGCCCGGTTGCTCTAACCGCAGGATCTGGGTTTGACGTGTCCGCTCCCCACTCTATCGCAGCCGTGATCGGCGTCATGAGCGTATTGATCCCGCCCACGATGTTTTTCCCGATCTCGGTCCGAGGCTGGTACGTGCCGACCGGAGGGTTGTCGATAACATCGGCGCCCGTTCGACCTCCAGGCAAGGCGTCAGCTCCGGCCGCGATCAGTTCATTGATCGGTGTGGCAACCATGCCTGTGCCAACATGTAGCGCCGCCTCAGCGGCGCCGGCAGGCAAGTAATACTTCGATAGAAACTTCCGAAGCGAACCCTCGGTACGGGTCTTCGGCGGCGGCTCAGCTTGCGGCTGCTGCGGCCCTACGACTGGATCGTCGCGCCATCCGCCTGTCTGCTCCTGCTGCCGAGAAACAACCGGATCCTCTTGCCAGGGCATTACCGCTTGGTCCTCGTTGACCCGTCAGGAGCGATGTACTGAGCGCCGCTCGGTAGGCTATTGTATTCGTCGTCGGACTGAACTCGAGTTGGCCCACCCTGAGTTCCACCTCCCTGCCCAAACTTCGGCGCCCCCTGAACGTCCCTGTATTCCATCGAATAAGCAGAGCCTATGCGGCGCTTGGATTCCTCATTGATCTCAATCAACCGATCCAATTCACGGATGAACTGCGGATAGGACTGGGCCTGTTTTAACGCCACAAAGGCATTCTCGAACCGCCCGCCCTCTGCATCCGAAACATTACCCACGGCGCCACCCGTCTTCGACGCCTCACGCATCGCGCCCAATGCCGATATGAAAGCCTGAGACTTGAGCGTTTCGAGCAACGATGCAGCATCGGCTGCGGGAGTCCCTGGAATGCCCGACAACTGAGCGCCGCCGAATCCGGTGGCGGACTTTAACCCTGGATGATCGCGCAGAATTTTAGCCTGCTCAGTGAATCGGTCGATTTGGCCGACAGCGTACTCAGCGGCCTTGAATGCCACCGGTGCCGTGTTCTGAAGCTCAACACGTCGCTCCGCAGTGCCCTTCGCCTCCACCTGCCCAGGGATCGCTTGCGTTACCGCGGCTTCGGTTCCCGCTCGCGTCGCTTGAGCGATCGTCCCAGCGGCCCCAGCCGTCTGTTGCAACGACGACAGCGGGACCTGAAACGGCTGCCCGTTCTCAGAGACTCCGGTCAACGTCGGGACGCCGTTCACGTCCATGATCCGCGTTTGCCCTGCGCGACTTGACAGCCCTAACTGAATCCTACGAGCCTGATCGACATCCTCCGGCGACATTCCTCTCGTCATCCCGCCGAAGGTTTGCAGCTCAGACGTTTGCGCTTGAGGTGCACCAGCGCCCTGCACTCTCGCCTGATCGACGAACTGCTGAAGCTTCGCAGCGTCATACGGCTGATTGAATTCTTGAGGGATCAGTCCACGTTTCTTGCCTTCATCGATCAGCGTCGGCCAGGCACCGGGGTTTTTCAGCGCATACTCAGAAGCGCCTACGAACCATTGAGTTTTCTGATCCTGCTGTGCTGAGCTAAACGCCTCTTGCTGCCGTCCCTCTTGCGCTTGAGCCCGCTGATTCTGAGCACCTGCGATCTCGTAGTCTTGCTTCATCAATGCGTTTTGCATCGGGATCTGATCGGCGGTGTTTTTGAGCAAAGCGTTTGTGTACCGAGATCGATCGATCTGCGCCAAGTCCGGACCGCGGAAATTGCGGCTCACAAACCCTGCGATATCTACAGCCACGGATTCGGCCCTCCGCTCGGTTGTCGCCGTCTCGGCGCGCCGCGATACAAGAAGTTTGACGCTACGTCCGAAGCTCCGCCTGCAAGGGCTGCGCCTTGGCCTAAAATACCGCTCGCTCGGGCATCTCCACCGGCTAGCAAGGCATTGCCTACGTTCGCCGCTGAATTGGCCCCCGCTGCGGCACTTTGCGCCGTTCCGGTCTGCCCAATGCCCGCGAGAGACGCTTGGCGGTTGAAGTAATTGCCGAACTCGCCCGCCGCAAGCCCAGAGCTGAACTCGGTTAGAGCTCGAAGCGCATTACCGCTCGCAGCACCCCCTCTTGCTGCAAAGCTGTTCTCAATTCCTCGCGTACCTTCGGTGCGTCGAAAATTGTAGTCCGGCGAGGCGAAGAAATTACTGTAATCCGGTGCCGTAGCCGGCGGTTGTGCCGGTTGGCCCGGTTGCCCTGGCTGCCCGGTGGCCGGTTGCCCCGATTCAGGGCCAAACCCTTGCGCCTGCCAGTTCACGTCCGAAAGATTGGCAGCGTTACGAATCACGCCCCATTGCTGGGACAGCATCGCTTGCGTCTCTGGACTGACAGGAGGCCCGTTCGGGAAGCCATGTGCCGCCCAATTGATGTCCTCGAACCTCGCTGCTGATCGGATCGTCGGCCACAACCCAGCGATGGCTTGGAAGTCCTGAGATTGGATCGGCGAATTGCCTGCGGTGGTTTGAGGCTGAGCCGGTGAATAGCCGTAGATCCCGCCCAGTGAGTTTAGGGCTTGATTGCCGATGTTACGTGCATTGGCCGTATCACCGCGAACGAGATCGAACTGACGGCGACTCTCAGCGGCAGCCGCATCGGACGAGCCGGATATTTCATCGGCTGCACGATTGGCAGAGTTGGCGCCGAGAAGTGCTCCACCGATAGAAACTCCGGCAGCGATCCAGCTCACTTGACTACCTCCAACGCTTTGAAATTCGGCGCGATCAATTCAGCTTCGAGCTTGTCCAAGTCCGTTTCCTCGCTCGCGTGGATCGTTGTCCATACGGTTTCCTCCAACGCCAGACCAGCACGTTTCGTCCCCGGAGGCGCTACAAAGCAGCAAGGAGCTTCAATGACCCGCTCCCCTTCCTCGGTCACGACCGCGATCTTGCCTTGCGACACAATGTTCAAGTGCGCGGTACGATGAATTTTGCCGGTCACCAACGCACCCTTTGGTATTCGGATTTCCCTGGCGTAAATTCCCTCTGCGAAATAGTGCGTCGTCTCAATCTCTAGCTGCGGCTCTTTCAACATCGCAGCCTCAAGGCGCTCGATGTTGTCTCGCGTGACTTTTTTGGCGACCTCGTTCACGCCGTGATCCCAAGATTGTTCAGCGCATCCCGCAGACCGTTGATCGCGATCTCTATCGCCCCGAAGTTGCTGTTGAGCTCGGCGTCTTGACCAGTGCCGGAAATTCCGAGTATCGCGGGCGCTCCCGGATCAGTCTGAACACCCGCGGGCGTCTGGCTGAAAAACCCAACCGTCCCGTTGATCTGAATGTCACCGGTAAATACCCAGTCAAATGCCTCGTGAATGGCTTCTTGCAACGCTGCAAGCTGGGTCGCGGTCAGCTCCTGCACAACTCCAGCACTTGACAGCCGTCCCAATACCACGTCAGCGGCCACCTCCTGAATCTTGGCGTAAGTGACCGCTTCGTCATTGATAGCAGCCGTCGTGACGGTATTGTCGTCGGCGTGGATCTGTTGCTCGCGACACCATGTCGCGGTTTGTCGCGAGTCCATATCCTTGAACGGAACTGCGCCGGGGCTGAGTGGCATTACAAGCGCCCTCCCCTAACTTCCACTTGGGTGTCCACCAAAGTCACCCTAACCGGATCAGACACAGCCCCCCGATAGACTCTCTGTCTCGCGCTCCCCAAGGCATTCCAAATCACTCGCTGCTGATACGCACCAATGGCCCCAAGACTTCGAGTCGGCATGCTGGTGAACGTTTTTCCACCATCGTCGGAGTAGTCAAGCATCACCTGAGGATCAGCTCCTTGCCCTGTGGTGAGCCCTACTCCAACCTCAAATACCATCTCCAACCGATCGTGAAAGGCTCGGTTTTGCTCTGCGTAGATCGGCTGATAGGTGAACTCCATCCGTTGTGTGACACCAAAGTCCGCATACGTCGAAGGATCAAGCTCGGCTATCTTGTTGCTGGTCGTATCCCCGATCAGAGTTAAACCTAAAAAGCTGACCGGATGTCCCAGGTTCCATTTGGTTTCTGCATACGTCTGCCGCTCGTGCCACGCCTGAGTGGTCGCGTCGTAGACAAACGTCCCTTCGGAGAACGTGAGCACGTAGAACAAATGGCCGTCTTGGGTGTATGTCCATCCCACTGCGGTAGAAATGGTGGCATCGACGATCTTCTGTTCGATCGCGTGAGTGGATACTCTGATGGGCGTGACCCCATCCAATCGCCTGACCGTGAAATCGCTCGCGAGCCAAAACACGGAGTTGTCGAGCTTGGCGATGGTCTTGCCGTTCAGACATCCCAACTCAATGAAGCCGTTAATCGCCCGCGCGAAAGGGAACGCTCCTGCCGCTGCGTCGTTCTGCCAAATCTCGGTGGAAAGCTCACCGAATAACAGAGCTTGTAAATGATCGACTTTGAAGCCGACCATCTCGTCCGGACTGCCTTCGGCTGTGGCGAAGTCGAGCGCATCGTAGGACGTCGCCGATCCTAACTCAGCCCCGAAGAAACGACCGGTGTTGGGCTCTCTGAACAGCAGGTAGTTGTTCAAGAACTCTACGTCTCCCGCACCCCTGGACGTGAAATCGGCATCGGTGATTTGACCGAATACAGTGCCGTCCCAATAAAAGGCATCGGGCTCGTTCACGACGACGATAGACGACGTGTTGGAGTCGATATCGATGTTCCCTGGAGACCCGACAGACCCCAACAGAGTCTTAGCCTTGTTGGCGTCCACCCTCCACAATTCAGGCCCAGAGACGACGAACAAATACCCCATCGCAGCGTGCATGCCTGCAATCGGCCCCGTCCCTACCGTCGTCCATGACTTCGCCGCAGGAGCTCGGTTGAGCAGATACGGTGTCTTGGCATCCGGAGGGAGCTTTTCCGCGTAGCAGTTGACCAACCGCGAGGGTGCAGCTTGCGCGCTGCGCAGGTTGTAGCTGTGCAGCGGTAATGTAATCCGAGCCATTTAGCTGTCGGTCAGAATCCGGCCTTCGCGGTAGAACTTGCCCTCTCCCTGCGGCATATGGCTCATATCCGCAGGCCGCATCTTCTCCACCATGCACTTACGTTGGATGGTCCCGAAGCCGTCCTCGAGCTTTTTTGCTAATTCCGCCGAAACGGTTGCTCCGTAGGTCGGGGCCAAATCAATCGACAACGCAGCTTTGACGCCTTTCAGCGCCCACTCAGGAACCGGACAGTCATCGGTGGTCGAGGATTGCTTGAAGTACCCAATCTCGATGTCATTCTCGGTCCACGTCTCCATCATCTCGTTGAGCTTGCGTAAACCGTGCGCCCCTTGCTCGGCAGATGCCGAGGCAACCTCGGAGATCACGTTCAGCTCTCTCAGAGCATCTGAGATGACCTCGATGTTAGTGGCCACAGCGTCTCCGTACCATTTCTTCGGCGATTCTGAACATTTCCTCGTCAGTCATCGTGGACTTAAACATGTTCTCTGCTCTCAAGATCAGGCGACAGTTGTCCATCGTGTACCCGCGGCTGTTATCTATCCGGTCAACTGAAGCGACGTGCGAACTATGCCCTGTTTGCGAAGGGTCAAAGGCTGTGCCCGATAACGCGCTGCCAAGCGCGAACTTTTCTTCGAACCATTGTTCCGTTAAGTCAAACTCCTGGCCGTTCTTTCGGGAGCGTCTGCGTATCTGAGATATGTAGTACGTAGCGCGGTGCGTCCGTCGCCACTTCCTCAAACTCTCGGCAGTTTTTTCTGGGTGCAGTTTGCGGTATCGATGCGTCGCCTCTCTTGACGGAATAGGATTAGCTGCTCGTCTAGCTGCTGACCTCTGCTTTTCCAAAGGCAACAATCGTTCACGATGTCGTTCCCTATACTCCCTATTGATCCTATTTTTGTCCTCTCTCTTTGGGTTGGTCGCCATTAGCCTGGGTTCACTCGGCGATACGCGATCGTGACGCTGCCGGTTGCGGAATCGTCCGGATTCACCACCAAAGAGGTGTCAAACCTAATGCCTGGATACAAAATGCTAGTCCCGGCAGCAGCACTTGCCACCACTGAAACCACTGTCGTCGTGCCGTCTTGGATCGGCAGAACGTGCGCCGATAAAACCGTGTTGACGTAGATCCCAAACAAAATGCACGGCCCGGTGAACACCGTGGTTGAGTTATCCGCTACGTTCACAACCGCATACTCACACTCGGTGTGCGTCAACCATGCTTCTCTAGTCGCCATCAGGCCCTCTCCACAGAAAGGGGCCGGCGAACCGGCCCCGAGTTACCCTTCAAAATGGTGTAGCGAGCGTGCCGACGCCCATCATCGTGCCCTCGATGTTCCACACCGTTGAGCTGATCGCGGTCAGGCGAAAATGCCCGCCCACGAGCCGCATCGTGACATCGGAGTCCATCACCACATCCACCGTCCCAGTCGGATCGGCTACGAACGTGTCTCCTCCCTCAGCCACCTCCGTGGACGAACCGTCTACGCCCCCGCCGATAAAGATGGCAGAGGAGCCTGTTGCGACCGAGTACGTACCCGTCCCGGTCACGTGCACCACGAAATCGAAGTACATACCCACCACCGGAACCGGAAGGGTGATCGTCTGGCCCGCCGCGGTGTCGAACGTAATCAACGCCCCGGACTCGCCAGCATTAAGCTGGCGCCCTGTGGTCCATCCGGTAATGACTTCACGATGCACGCCGTACAGAGTGCAGCCTTCCGGCGCGCCATAATCGACGCGCTCTCTCGTTGCAGGAATAGCCATTGCAGTGTCTCCTTGTTCCTAATTTAGTTCGTGATCCGGCACGCCCACTCGGGACGAATGGTTTTGTAGCCGTACAAGATGTCGATACGCATCAGCATCTCGTCATTGCGGATGTCAGACCCCTGCCACACACGCAAGCTCAAGTCGTCCTTCCGGCGCCGAACGCACAACGACGCATCCGCCATGATCGGCAAGTCCGCAGTCACGAAGGTGAAAGCGTCCATGTGATACATGAGGTTTTGCCGATACACCCCGGAGGCTGCACCGACCAGCACCGTTGCGTCATCCTCCAACTCTGCAAATGCACCGGTAGCAGTCCAGATGTTCTGCCGCGCTCCGGTGACGTACAGCGTCGGACTGAACGTGAGCGTGTAGTGCGAGCCCGCCGCAGACGAAGCAGCCGTGATGACCAGTTGCTTCAAGTGCGCGTACTTCTGCTTGGTCTCCGGATGACAGTCAAAGGCCCCCGCGATGGTAAAGACCGATCCAACCGTAGGCAGCGTGGACCCGGCGGCGTCGAAGACCAGCGTAGACAGGCCGGCATTCGGTGATGCATCCGCCGCCGCAAGCGCAGCGGTGTCGTCCACCGCCCAAGCAACGTCCGCATCCGCGCCGTTGGTGTGCGTGTGGGTCCGCTCGTTTTCGTACCAGTCAGCCATTGCGTTGCGAGAGATGAACCCTTCGCGGAACGCCTCGGTCAACTGCTTGCCTTCATGGAAGATGCCCTTGATGCCGTTCACGACAGATCCCATCGTCACGGAGTCAAACTGCACGGATCTCTGTCCGTCTTTCGGCGCCAACTGCTGATTCAGCTTCGCTCGAGCGTTGGTAATCGCCGACATGTCAGCCGACGCACCGACGACAGTTCCTGGAGTTCCCGTGACCTGGTACACATCCTTTGTGACGGACGCCAGCATGTCGCCTTCCACTCCAGACACGAGCACGGAGAGCGCGGGCGAAATATAGCGCTTGGAAAACTCCTCGATGCTCAGGGAGAGTTCCGCGCCGTTGAACCGCATATCCACACCATCCTGAGTGGCGACGGTGAGGTTCTGCGATTCCTCCGCCTGGTCCTGAACGTCCATGATCCGAGATCCCTGACGACGCGTGTAGCGGTTCGGCATCCGAATCCGCAACGTGTCGCCGATCTTCGGCGTGCCTTTGAATGAAGGGTCGAACTGCTGATTCACCGTGCCGATGAACGTCAGCTTTTCGTGCGCAATTTCCAGCGAAGCGCGCGTAATCTGGTCAACTGTGAGTAAAGTGTTAGCCACTGTCTCGTCCTCTTATGCAAGTCCTCGTTTCTTCCTGAACCACTTGGAGAACTCGGCATCGCTCATCTGCGACGGATCGCGTGAAACGTTTCCGGGATCTGCGCCACCTAACGTGGGCGCTGGTGCAGGGGCCTTGCTGACAGGCTTTTCGGCGGCTTTCTTGCGTTCAGCGACGATGCGATCTTCGATACGCGCTATCTCTCGTCCTGCTTGCACAGGGGAGAGCTTGTAAAGCTGCATGGCGACATCTGGATTCTTCCCGAGGTAATACAGAATCGCCGGCCCCTCTTCGGTGTCCATGATGGCTTCGCCCATCGCTTCGGAAACCGGAGTGGAGTCAGTGACGACCTCGTGATAGTCCTCTGTCGCTTTTGCGAACTTCTCTACTCGCGTATCGAGCAACTGACGACGACCTTGCGTTTCCTGCTCCTTGCGCCATTGGGCGGCCTCAGTCCTTACGGACTCTGCCGCTTGAGTTCTGGCCTCTTGGAACAAGTGCTCTCTGTAAGCATTCTCGTCGTAGTTGAAGTCGGAGAAGTCTTTCGGCTTCGCCGGGGCTGATGGAGTCGGTTTTGGAGCTTCAGTAGCTCGCTCCTCCAACATCCTCATCAGCCGATCGCTTCGTCTCTGTTCCTCACGCCATCTGCGTGTCAGCTCATCGATCCGTCGGTCCTCGCCGCTTTTGCGTCGCGAGGCCGTGTCGCCTGGATCGGTGGCGGCCGGGGATGATTCGGCTTCGCTTCCGGTCGGCTCAGTGACGACATCCGTCGTTTGAACCTCTTGGCTCGCGTTCGCATCGGGCAATACTTCGCTCTCAGGTGTTACCTGCTCAGTCATGTGAGAATCCTCGTGGGATCGCCCGGTATGGCTTACCGGTAAGCGCCCTATCTAGACCCGATAGGTTGGGTTATTGAACTGCTGTGTCGTCGTACTCGGCAATCGCGCGCGGCGGTTGTCCGTTCACGCGTTCCATGCGAACAGATTTCATGCGCGGCTTTGCCTTGATTTCGGCGAGGAGAGCCTGCATCTGCTGCATGATCCCGTGTGCCATTTCCATGAACTGCGCTGCGGCTGCGTCGATCTGAGCCACAGCTTCGGCTGCTTGCGATAGCCCCTCGGTGCCGGCGTCGGTCTGCTGCTGTTGCGCCTCGATTTGGGAGCGCTGCCCTTCAAGTTGCTGCTTCTGGCCGTCGAGCTGCGCGGATTCCATGTCGAGCTTCGACTCTCGCGCCTGAAGGTCGGCCATGACCTTGGCGATTTTCGCCTCGAAGCGCGCCTCCTCGGTCTGTAGCTTCGCAATCGCCTTCTCAACTTCTGACTTTGCTTTCTCCGACTGCTGCTGTTCCTGCTGTACCTCTTGCGCTGCCTGCTGCACCAACTCAGTCTGCTGCTGAACCATCTGCATGGCTTGCTCGGCTTGTGCCATTGCAGCTTGGGCTTCGGGGGGTATCTCCTTGCCCTCGGACAGCATCTTCTGGATCGGTGGCGGGAGCATCGCTGCTCTGCGCTTCGCGATCTCCTCGGAGTACGGGTAATCCAACGCTTTGTAGACGAGATCAGCAGCGGTTGGCATGAGCATTTCGTCGTACTTCGCCATCTCTCCGTACACTTCTGCCGCTTCCTGGCGCATCGTGGAGAACGACGGCCCAACGGTAATCGCCACGTCGTACTTGCCCGTAGACAAATCGTTGACGCGAATCATCTTGCCCGAAGCAGGGTCCATCACTTGCTCGTTGACCTTCGCGTAATCCTCGGCTCCATCGGCGCCAATGATCCTCAGCTCACGCTCTGAGTCGTAAATCTCCGGTATCAGATCAATCAGGATCTCCCACGTCCTGCGAATCCCCTTCGCCATGTTGTCCGGGAAGTTGTAGGTCACGACCTGCGCTTGATTCTGCTTCCTAGCCAATGCAATGCCGGACTTCTCGCCCGACTCCTCGCCGAACGACGCCTCGTGTAATCCGGTCGTGTCCCGAATGTCTTGAGCGGAGATCTGCGCTTGCTGAATCAGTGCGACAGGGACTTGTGCGCCCATCTTGTCAGCCGGCGGACCTGGTGCTTTCGCGTCCGGGTTGTAGAGCTGAAACGGCATGTTCTCTTTGTGAGCTATCGCCCACTGGGTCGTGTGGCCCTTGGCCTGATCGGGCGTAGCCCAGAACTTCGCTTGCGGCGCAAGGGCAATGGTCTCGTCGATTGACGTGCGCGAGATGTTGTACGACCGCTGAGCGTCTTTGCTGAACCGGTGCAGCCCCCACCAATGTAGTCGCCCATCGATAACCTTGACCTCCCCGTACACCATGATGAACCGATGCTGAGAGCCAGCCTGAACCGAGGGTTTAGCGAGAAGCTTGTCTCCGCCCCCGACAATGCACTGCATGATCCTGTGACACTTCGCGGTGCGGCGGTCCTTCACCATCGCCTCGAAGTTAGGCTGTTGGGCCAGCGCCTGACCTTCGTCGGACATGGAGTCCACAGTAATGGTCTTGGTGGTGCCGTTCTCTTGAGGAAAAGCCACTAACCAGATCTCTTTGTCGTACGGCTCCTTGTACCAATACTCGGCCACTCGAACGTGCTCGTCCGTCTCCCATTCCTCGTCATCGTCGAATTGAACATCGTCCGTGAAACTCACCGGTTCAGCTTTCGGATACCGCGCCTCGAAGGCTTTCTTGGATATCTTCTCGGTGAGAATCCAATCCTCAGCATCCCGCTTCATCACGTCCTGACACGACGGATCGGCATACAGGCAAAACGGATTCTTGATCGGCTTGATGACGATGTCCTGATCGAACACCGTGTCATCCGAATACTCGGTCTCTACTCGCCACGCCCCCATTCCGGCATCGATTTGATACTCCGCGGCGTTATCGACAATCGTGTCAAGATCGGAGATGTTGGCTATGTTCCTGCACAACCCCTCGTACAGTTCAGCCGTCTTCTTATCGCCGCCCTCGACCGCTCGAACCTTCCCCTGCGGCCGATTGGCTCGGATCTCGTTGATAACACGCTTGCCGTTGATCCGCAGCTTGTTGAACTCGTAGCATGGCCTATTGCCCCGCTCCTTCTTCATGTTCTTGTCCCACTGAGCTCCAGGCTCGTTGACGAACCGCAGATCCTCCAGCGCCTTGGTGCGATTGTCCTGATCCGCCTCGGTCATGACCTTGAAGCGATCACGGATACGAATGAGCAGCTTTTGCTCGTCCGTGCGCGATGGCTTCTCCGATTTCTCGGCTTTGGGCTTCTTTCGATAGGCCATCAGGCTGCGTATCCGCGACGAAAGCCGGCGTAGGGGTCGGTAATCACGGAGCCTTCACCAAATATCTGTTCTGCGCACACGCACATCAGACCGAAGCTGTCCGACCCGTGGCTCGACCAATCATGTTCAGGCCCAAGTCCGATATTGCGCACGTCATCTTTTTTCTCGTGATACCAGCCAAGCGCGTCGAGCCCGCCTTGCGTCGTTGCCTCGTTGAACCAAATGGACGGGAAGTGACGACGGCCCGCCTCAATACGAGCCTTGGCTGCGCCCTTGCCTTGGTTCGGAACGACCGTCACGTCGTACCCAGCAGCTTTGATCGCGGACGCATATGAGACATCAAACACCTTGTCGTTCGATTCGCCGTCGTGCGGCAACCAAACCTGTGAGCGCTTCGGTATGTAGTCACGGTCACGCATCCAATTCAGATGCGTCGCAAGCGGTTGCCCTACGGCCTCGTAATAGTCAAGAGCGCGGATTTCGCGGCCGATGAATTGAGCTACCCAGATCGATACGGCATCGGCCTTGGCTCCAGTTCCCCCAATATCGAAGAACAGGCGGTGCGTCATCAGCGGGTCTGCCGATACGCGCCCTATCCGACCCGCCGCTCGAGCCGCAGTGAGGCAAGCTGCGTAGTAAGCGCCCTCAATCACGCTCACGTAACCGCCTTCCCAAATGTGGTCGTACTGATCGGGCTGCGTCCTCAGGCAGTCCAGCCGTTCCTGCTTGAGCTCGGATGTAAGAAACGGGTTGTCACGCCAGTTCGCCTTGAGGACAACCGCCCCAGTCGGTAAGTCTGGCCCGCGCAACATCACGTCAACCGGATCTGACTTGCGCCGCGGGTTCCATCCGAACCAGCGTTGGGCCCCATCAGCCCGAAGCGTCGGGCGCAACAAGCTCAAAGAATGCGCGGTCGCCGTGTGCGCCTCTTCCCACCAAGCGCGCTTAAAGCCTTCCAGCGACTTGATCGAGTCAGCGGTGTAATCGTTCATCCCCTTGAAGATGATGATCCCGTCCCGCGGCGTCTGGATGACATCCCGATAGACCTTGAACCCGTCTGCCTCACCAATACGATGGACTCGGAGCCGAGTTTCAATCAGCAACTTTGCCGACTGCGCTAGATCCTTCTGAACCTCGCGGATACAAACCGATCGTAGCCCTTCGCCTTCCTCTCCTGGCTCGGCGAGACTGTCGTCTATGAGATGGTCGGCGTAGAAGTAGCTCTTGCCGCTACCGCGACCACCCCAGATTCCCTTATACCGAGCCGGCCCCAAAAGCGGCTCGAATACCTCGGCTGTCTCAATCCTCAGGGTTCGCGGCACGAATCAAAACCCGCTCGATCTTCTCGACCTTGACCGGCGGCTCATCGTCATCACCAACAATGGGCTGCGGGACCTTGCCGTCCAATCGATCCCATATGAGGTTCTGCGCCCACGAATCCCCTGCCTTAGCGCTGTCTATGAGCTTGCGAGCCACGGCTTTGACATCCTCAGGGTTCTGCGTCAGCTCGCGCTTGAGAGCGTCTGTGAGCATCCTGTTGCGCTTACGAGCGTTCTGGTTGCCTTCTGGAGCTCCGGCCATTGAAATCAATCCTAAGCTATGGCGAACCGTAAAGATTCTCGACAGTCCACACGACCGACTCTCGATGCTGATCTACTGCCTCGAAGTCCGAAGCTATCGTGAGCTGTTTGAGCTCGGTCTTGTTGCACTCGTTCTGAATGGCGTTGTGCGTGGCTGTAATAGCGATACTCACGTTCGAGGCCGCTGAGACTGTCGTCCAATCTGCCAGTTCAGTACAGGTCGTCAGACAGTCAATACGGTATTTCACGCTTGCCGGCGTATCGGCTGCTGCTGTTGACCGAGTACGGAAGTAGGCCGTTGCTGTGAAAGCAGAACCTTCCCGCCATTTCGTTTTCGGGAGTTGAATGGCGATTTGATCGGCCATCAGTTGCGCCTACCAGAATAAACCGCAGTCCGGTCCCTCGATAGCTGCACCTCGAGCTCGTCAGCGTTGGCGTCGGTCAAGTCCGCAAACACCGTGAACTTGCGGCTTTGATCCCCCGCAATTCTCTTGGCTGTTCGCCCACCATGACGAAGGAATGCACTGAGCTTCAAGGCTGTGTCGTAGTCCATTCGGCAGTTCTTGGTGCCGATCGTCATGACAACGACAGTTCCCTCGACCCTCACGCCATAAGGCGTTTGCTTTAGGATCTTTTCGCCGATCTCCTTGCTCTGCATCAATCGAGCGTCCAGTCCATCGCGCCAATGGCGTATTGGGCATTTACCCCATCGTTGATGACCAGATCAGCGTTCAGATCCGCGTGCAGGTTCAAAGCGTCTCCCGTCGCGAGGAATCCAAGCCCACAGTGAACAACCGTATCCGGTCCGCCGGCTGACATCTCCCCGAACTGAATCAGCGCTGCATTGCTGGCAGAATTACCCGATACCGTCCATCCAGATCCGCTTCTGGCCTGCGTGGGCCGCGCATAGCCTGTGTAAGCCACTTCGTCCGCGGTCAGCAGCGTGTCACCGTCGATGTAGGCCACTGTCGCTAGTGCAAGCTGCGTACTGCCAGCGCCCGCCGAGCCAACTAACCCCGCCGCATCCCCAATGTTCGTGATGTCGGTGTTGTTGAACAGCAGCGTCAGCCACGATGTTTCAAAAGCGTCTGTTGCACTCAATGGTGTCTCCTAGTCATTCAACAGCAAGGTCATTGAAAGAATGAGGAATTCCTCTTCTTCGTTAGCCCTTTGCATCTCTCGGTCCAAGGCTTCCAAAGCTGAAAAATTGCCCCTAGCGATCGCGCGCTCAAATGCCGTAGCAACGCGCTCGCTGTATCGCTTGGCAGCCGCGATGTCTTGGCTTTCTCTTGCCAGATCCTTGAGTCGATCAAGCTCTTGCCTCCGGTCGTCGATCGCCTCTTGCTCTCGTAAGAGCTGGGCAATGTTGCGATCCAGATCGTCCTGTATCTCGTCCGTCTCTTCTTCGAGCCGTTTGCGTTCCCTGGCTCTTGCTCTTCGTCGCTGTAACTCGGATTCGTAACTGCCGAGAAATCCCCAACCACCGCTCGCAGCTTCAACAGCCAGATTGCTAGCCAGCGCAGCAGAAGAACCAAACGTGATATTCCCAACAGCCGCTAAGCCGCCAAGGGCATTGAGGAGAGCACTTGAACCGAACACCATCGAGCCGGTGGCGGTCATGTCGCCAGCCGTGGCTGCCTGAAGATCGGCAGACGAAACCCACGTCATCGCACCGGTCGCAGCGAGCGAGCCCGTTGCATCAAGATCGGCGGTTGATCCGAACTGAACGGCACCGGTGGCCGTGAGTTCACCTATCGCGTCTAGGTCAGCCGATGACCCAAACTGCATCGCACCGGTGGCAACCAGCTCGTTCGATAGCCCGCTACCAAGATCAGCGGACGAGCCAAACACTACTGCCCCGGTGGCAGTCAGCGTGCCTGTTGCGTCAAGGTTCGCGCTTGAACCAAAGGCGATCGCGCCCACTGCCGCCAATGAGCCGATCGCGTCTAAGTCTGCGGATGATCCAAAAGCTTGCGCACCGACCGCAGCCAGCGCTCCAGTCGCGGTGAGTGCTGCCGATGCTCCGAAGGCTTGCGCGCCAGTGGCGGCAAGTGTTCCGGTAGCACTCAGATCAGCGCTTGACCCGAATGACAGGGCGCCGGTCGCATCAATGTCGTCTGTGGACGCGGCCGGATACACCGCAACGGTGTACGGGAAATTGCCCTGCACGTCCGTGAGCGCGGGCGCTCCGGGATCTTCGGCGCTCGCGTTGAGCGCCTGCTCAGCCGAGGCTGCCAATGATCGCGCGGTCGCGATCTGCTGTCCGTCCGTGTAATCGGTCGGGAACGTGTCCACAGACATCGTTCCATCGTTGCCCCTGCCTGCCCCGAGCAAGTACAGCCACAGGTAATCTAGCGCTCCACCGGCAGGCGTGAGACTCGGGGAGTCACCTTGAGTCGCCGGATTGGTCGCCATCCCGGCTTCGGGTGGCGTCGCCGCATCATGATCGATAATCCGCAGACTGACGTGCGAGGTCTGCGCATTGATGCTAGTGGTAAACGCGACAGACGCGCCTTCACCGCCATCGGCGACGCGATACCACGCCACCGACGAGACACGAGTCGCCCCGCCGGTGTCGAGGACATCCCAACCGCTAGGCGTGGAGAACGTAGCCGGAGTGGTGCCGCTAAGCACTGTGCAGCCCACCGCAACGATGAGCAGATCGCCCGAAGAGATACTAGCCGGCAGGCTCGCAGAATGGCTGGTCGATGCAGTGCCGGTTGAGCTCGTATTACGGGCAGCAACCGAGGGAAAGGCCATTACTGAATAGTCGTATTACCCGACCCGATCTGCGCCGGATTGCTCGTCGTTTGATTTCCCCAGCGGATCGAGACGGGCGCTTGAAATCGATTGTTCGTCAGCGTCGATCGGCCGGCGACGGTGTTGGACTCGAGCAATACCGCGGTTTGGGTGCCGCGGAACGTGTTGCCGTCGATGGTGAGATCGAAATTCTCTCTCCAGTTTTGGTTAATTCCGATCCCGACGTTCTGAATCAGGTTGCTCAAGATCTGAACATTCATGCCGGTCTTGTCCAACTGCACACCCATCCCGCGAGTACCCTCGGTCGTCACGTTGTCGCGCAGCTCGTTGTCCCTGATCTCCACGATGCCCAACGAATCCTCGACTCTGATCGCGCTGACGTTGTCGTAGACGATGTTGCGCAAAAAGTGCGTGTCGATTGGCGCTCCATCCGCACCCACTACAATCCCGACGCCATCCGAACCTGAGTTGGACTGCGAGCAACGACTCGGCAGGCTGGGTAGACACCAGGTGGCATCCCTCGGCGCTCCACGATGACCGTAGATTTGAGTCCCGATCACCCAGACGTTTTGGATGTACTTGGAGTCAAATCCATTCTCGCGGTTGTGGTGAAAGCGACCGCCGACGATGTAGATGTTCGTCGGCCGCGCGTTCTCCAGTTGATGCCCTGCTTGGAAACCATCACCCGAACACTCGGTTCCCTCAGGCTCGATGATCCACAGGTTGCGGGTATTCTCCCCTGCGCTGAAACAGTGCTTGTCGTTGCCCAGCATCCGCTTCGATGTGACCCGATACGCCACGACGTCGGTCCCGGACATGACCAGACCACCGCGCACCGCAAAGCCCGCGCCGTCGATCATCGAGTCGCGAATCACGTAGTTGCTGCCGTTGATCCGAACGGTATTGCCGCTCACCGTCAGGCCGTGAATCCGGCAGTTGTTCGCCGTGATCTGCAAAATCTGATTGCCTGTGCTCACGAATGAACCAGTGAGACCAGCGGGATTCGCCGCCGTGCCGTTGCAGGTCACGTTGACGAACTGAGTGCCCGGTTGCGTGCCTTGCAGGGCGAGAGTCTGCGAGCTACCCGGTAACGCATCCCAGCCGGTGAACGGTGCGGGAACCTCACTCGGCCAGCCGGTCGGCGGCGGACCTGGATCGGGCTCCGGGACGGGATCGGGGTCAGGAATCGGATCCGGCTCGGGCTCTGGGTTTGGCTCCGGATCCGGCTCGGGCTCTGGGCCAGGCTCGCCCTGCTCGTAGATCCACGGCCACGACACGTTGCCCGAAGCGCGCTCGCTGTAACCAACCGTGCACACCTGCGTCTGGCGCGTCGGGCACTCATAGCCGCCTGAGAACGACTCACAGCCGGTAAAGCACTCCCCGGGCTCCGGAATAGGATCGGGATCGGGGATCGGATCTGGGTCCGGCTCAGGGATTGGATCTGGATCAGGCTCCGGAATGGGATCGGGATCAGGAGGTGGCTGCGGTGCAGCAGTGACCGTCACAGCCGCGACAGAGCGGCACGTGTACTGACCAGCACCCCGAGCATCGGCAGCCGCAGCGCACGCCTCGAGCGTCGAGTGGCCGCGCGAGACCACACGACCATAGAACCACGCAACGCGGTATAGGTCCCAACCGCCAGGGGCTACGGTGACATCGGCCAATGCCGAACCGCACAGCAGCGCAGCAGCCAGAGCAGCAATGAATTTCATGTTCATAAGTGACCTATTGAGGTACGACCAAAATCACCGCAGGCCCCATCGGAATCCTGATGATCTGAGGGCCTTCGATCGGCTTGACGATGACCGGGTAGGGATTGGCTGGCACCGGTACGGACTGAGCGTCTGCTGTAATCGCTATTCCATGACAGAACCACGAAGCCTCACTTAGCGAGATGACGGTAGACAGCTCAGGCCATGCCACCGTCTGACGCCTGACGATGACTCCACCGTCCGACAAAGCGCACTGGACCTCGACTTGAGTCAAGGCACCCGAAGGGATCTCAGTGTTGTCCGTGTACTGTGTGGGCCATTGGATATCCCACGTGACGTCTACCGCGCCGGATTCGCTCGCAATCCACTGATAAGCAGCTCCGCTCCCATCGCGACACGGGTCGCCCAGCGTCCACGCACGTCCGGGTGAGATATCCACCGTGCACGTCCGGGCCTCGTCTACTGAGGTCAGGGTGTCGTAGCGCTTCCAGGTGCACTCGTCACCGTTCCAGTTGCACGTCGCTCCCACAGTCCTTGAGGCGACCAGCGTCTCGGCTTCCGGGTGTACCAGGGCATAGGCCCTGCACGTCGGGAGTGAACTCCCCGCTGGGGTCGTGTCGATGCACGACTGCACTAGTCCCACGTCGGCGTGTAGAGGAGCGACAGCGCACACCAGCCCTAGGCAAACGGCAAAACTTGCCGTAAGGCTTAAGCGCACGCTATCGCTCCAAGGTTTTGGCTTGGCGATTCATGAGGCTCCAATGAAAAAGGCCACGGTGGGGCGTGGCCTTGGGGTTACGGACTTGTCGCGACTACCGCAGAGGCAGTGACGCAAGCATGAGTAGATTCGCGGTCCTTGCGAGCATTGTCAAGCTCTCGCAAGCAAATATTTGTCGTCCGCTCGGCAAGCCCGAGCAATCCCTCATACGTCGAATTGCTGACGCCTACCGCCTGTGCTCGCTGGTAGTCCCTGATTGCATACCCTAGGTGATTGCGGTCCCAGCAGTAGTGCAAGATCAGAATATGCCGGAGCTCGGCTATCAACTGCCCAACTGCAACGTCAACCTTCCTAACCCTTGCTGGTGAATCGATCAGTATCCGATGCCCGGCCTGCATAGTCCCATACAAGCTCAGCACCGAATTGGCACCCGGCCATCCGAACTCGTGATCGGATCGCAGAATGTACCAGTTACCCCAATGCACCAGGGCTGCTCGAACATCTCGACTCCCGCGTCTCAAGCTAAAACCTCCGCTATTGCGGCATCCGCAAATACACGAACCTTGCGCCATACGCCCAAAGAGTCCATGGCCAACCCTCGTTCTGCCATTCCTAGGCGGTCCAAACAGACGCGATCGGTCCATGGGCCGTACCGATGCTTATCGAACGTGGAGACGGCGCCAAAATACTCACCGCAGGCACGGCACAGACATCGCTTTGAACCATGGGCCAGTTTCATCGGTACAATCCCCCTATAAAAATCGGACCCAGGCGGTTGATCTACGGTTCGAGGGCCGCGTGGTATCAATCACTGAGCGCACTCGATTTCCGAATCCGCCTGGGTCCGAAAAGGCTTGTTCACTTGATGGGCTCCGCAGGACGCTTGAAAAGCAAGTGCGTGAAGTGCTGTCCGTACGATGTAACCTCGGTCCACGAACACACCGCCTCCCAACCTTCGTCACCGGCCTCGAACAGCGCAGTTCGACCGGCGTCACTGTCGGGCGCGAGCACCATGTATTCCCATTTCTGCATCAGAGCGACACTCCGTGCGCGTCGTACGTCAATGCGAACGTCGCCATACCGGCAAGTAGGATCAGTACCCAGATCAACCAGACTTTGCCGGCAGAGGATGTGCGTCTCACGCGGTGAATTCCTCAAGCTTTTTCTGAATCGTCTTCAGCGCCTTCTCGCTCATCTTGCGATCGGTCATGTATCCGTCCAGCCACGCCTTTAGAATTGCGGCCTTGTCTGTCGACGCGATCGAGTATGTAAACGTCGGATACCAATGGGCGTGACAAGTGCACGGCCAGTGATAGCAGCCGTAGCAGTACCCGCCACCAAGCGGCGTGATGCTCCCAATCTGAAATCCGCCGCCGCTTATGCTCGTCATCGCGTTGGTAGCTCCCCCACCGCCGTATACCTGTAGTGCATTGGCGCTCGCTTGAACTGTCATCGCTGTATTCATGTCTCGTTCTCCAGTTGGGTCCTGCTCTGCTCCATCTTCCAGTCGGCCTCGGCCTCAGCGGCGGCTTCGCACGCAGCTCGATAGCGAAACCCTTGTCGGTAGAAGTACGCGGTCAAAAGCCATCTCATGTGTCCTTCTCCGTTCGCCCCGCGAATCCATCCAGCACGTCGTTCAGCACGTCTTCAGCTTCCCAGCCCTTGTCGATGGCAACCTCTTGCGGATTCAGCGTGGCGTGTAAGCTCCGAATGCTGTGCTCGTATTCGGCGACTCGCTCGCGGAGGCGCTCGAGCTCGTCGGCTGTTTCTTTGAGTCGGGCCGCCATGCTCGATCCGTAGACGCCGTACTTGTCTTTTTGCAGCTCGCGCAGCCATGCGACGTTGTCCATTTATGCGGCCTCTTCCTTCTTCGGCTCAGTCCACACAACCCCGCGCTCGGCCCCGAATGCGTAAATCAGCTCAATCAGCTCAGCCAAGTCCCGCTTGTTCATCACGCTCGTGTGCGCACCGAGCACGACGAATCCGCCGTCAATACCGGGAATGGCGCGCTGCTTTTTCAAT